TAGAGTAAGTGACAACTCAAAGTTGTTATCTTTTTATACTCCTAAAATAAGTTTAGAGCGTGGTATTTGGGAAGCAGTTAATGGTGTGTAATGTCAAAAATATTTATACAGATATCTTCTTACAGAGATCCAGAGTTAAAGCCAACAATTTTAGATGCTATAGGTAAATCATCTGGAAAACATGAACTATACTTTGGTCTTCATATTTCCTATTTAGATGAATCAGAAATAGATGTTCCAGATATTCCAAATATTAAATATGTTACAAGCAAGGCTCCTAAAAATGTTGGTGTAGGAATTGGAAGATATATTGCTCATAAGTTTTACAATGACCAAGACTTCTATTTACAATGTGACTCGCATACAAGGTTTGTAGAGGACTGGGATGAGATTGCAATAAATTGTGTATTAAACTACCAAAGCCAAGGAATTAACAAACCACTCTTGACTATGTACCCAGCAAATTATTGGTACAAGGATGAAAGTTTTAATGATATAGGAACAGACCTATTAGACCCAGAGTATAAAACAATAGTAAGTTTTCATCAAGATCCAGAAAGTTTTAAAAACTTAAGAATCCCTTCTCAAACTGCAATGCCAGCCAATGGAAGTATTTTTACTAGATCAATCTCTGCAGGTTCTGTTTTTACGGTTGGACCCTTTATGGCACCAAACAAAGATATGGCTTTTTGGGGTGAAGAAATTATAATGGCAGCAAGAGCATACACTCATGGATACGACCTTGTTGTTCCAGATAGACAATATTTGTATCACCTATATTATAATCATGAAAATCCAGAAATTAATAGAAGAAAGATATTTTGGCATGATTTTCCAAACGAGTTTGAAGAAATGAATATTCGCTCTAGGGCTATAGTTTATAAGACATTGGTAGAGGGCACAGTTGGAGATGGCTATCTTGGATCGGAAAGAACAATAGACGAGTATGGTAAGTTTGCAGGCTTAGATTTTATTCATGGTGGAGTTATAGAAAACTGTTAAAACAAAAAAGCACCCAAAAGGCTTTTATAACCTAATGGGTGCTCTTAGTTTTACTTAGGAAATTTAGTCATCCAATACTTGGTTCTTGGGGTAATACCCTTCCAAGAAGACCAATCATCTCCCCCGTTTGTCATGTAGTATGCAATTTCAGCATTTTTGACGGGATTGAATAGTTCAGCGTTAGAGTCAAGATCAAACTTAGTTCTACGATCAGGACCAAGTGCATCAATCATGTTGATTTGGAACATACCATAAGATGAGTCACCAGTCTTGTGGTTGCCGTTAAAAGCCAGTGGTCGCCCATTAGACTCTTTTTTAGCAACTGCCCAAGCAACTACAAGGTCTTTACCCTTGAAGCCTACTAGGGATAGCAGTTCTTTTAGTTCTAAATCAGTCAGAGAAACCTTGTTCTCAAAACTCTCTAGTTTTTTTGCCTTAGAAACCAAAAAAACCTCTTTCGAGGTGGTTTCCGATGTCTGAGCCTGTTCCAGGCTAAGATTGTTTTTAGTATCAAGATCTGGGGTAGCGTTGGCAGCATTAGAAAAAACACTGACAAGTGCTACGATACTGAGTGTGCTAATGATCTCTTTGTTTCTTTCGATAAATTTAATCATAGTTTCCTCCTTAGAAAACAATAACACCTTTGGTAGGTGTTACTACCAAGTATAACACAAAAATTTATCAAAAGTCAACTTTAGAGGGTGGTATAATAAGAATTATGGCTCAATCATCATCTAATTATCCTACTATGAAATACCCTATTGCATCTGATCCCGTTAATGTACACGGAGATTTTAAGGTTTTGGTTGATGCATTAAATGATATTTTGCCACCTTTGGGCTATGGTGCTGCCTATGTTGATGCTAGAAATATTACTGGATCACAAATTAATTTAGGTACCCCAGTTTTTATTAATGGAAATGTATCATACGGTGGAACTATGGTTTCAACAATAGCAAAATATGATCCGTCGTCTCCATCCCACAATCCAGATGTTCCAATATTAGGATTAACAAAGACTAACATTCAAAATGGAGATAATGGACTTGTAATTGTTTCTGGTGCTTTACAGATGAACACTACAGGCCTTGGTCCAGCAGGAACAAAGATTTATGTAGATGGAAACGGAGCACTTGTTGCAGGTAGACCAGAAACAGGCCCAGCAAGATATATAGCAGTAGTTGCAATTCAGCATACGATGGGAATGTTGATTATTCAAACAAAAGGTAACGGTACTTGGGGCGCACTCAAAGACGGTTTGTCGTGATATAATAAAACTATGGCTACTTTTAGAAATCAACCAACAGATTCTTATGCACTAGGTGCTGCCCCACCAGAAATTCGTTGGACAGTTGTTCGTGGAGACTCAGCAGCCTTTCGTGTTTATGTAACTAACGATGCAAGAGTTCCACTTCTTCTTGAGGATTGGGAAGTTGCAATGGATATCTATCGACCATCTACTGATGATGTTGTTTTAAGTTTAACTCCACAGCCAATTGAGTTTCAAGATGAAGAGGGAAGTTTTACAGTGACCTTAACATCAGCACAATCACAACTTCTTGAGACAGGAGATATCTTCGATATACAACTCACAGAACTTCTATCAGAAGGCAGAGTTTGGACGGTAGCCAAAGGGTCAATGGTTATCCTTGAAGATGTAACTCAGTAATGCCAACACATCAATTAGCCCATGCACAAATTCAAGAACTTGATTTAAAACGAGTAAGAGTAAAGCATATACAGCCAAAAGCAAGAGTAGAAGAGTTTTTGCCATTTAGAGTTAAGTTTACAAACGTAAGTGTCTTTGGATATTCTAAGACTAACCCGCCACCAATCCCTCTTCAGGTCATTGGCTATAGCAATTACATTCTTTAATAAAAGGGTTACTAAAATGGGTGTTATAATTACCACATGGCTAAAGTATCAATTACCTCAGTTAAAAGTCTATTCCAAACTGGAGATAGACCGACTCAAGAAAACTATGTAGACCTAATCGATACCGTTTCTGCTCAGGCAACTGAGTTGGGTTCGGCAGGTAACAATGAAAACACAATCACTGGTATTGAGAACCTAACAGTTGTTGATAACTTTGACGCTACAGTTTGGCGTATGGTGAAGTATATTGTTTCAATATCAAAGACTTCAGCAGGGGACAATAAGTTCTACGCAACTGAACTAACAATTCTTGTTGACGGTACAAACGTATCAGTCAGCGAGTATGGAACAATCGACAATGATGGGAATATTGGCACCATTAATGTCTCTCGCACTGGAAATACCGTGGCCTTAACAGTCACTCCAGATCCTGCGATCAAGCCAGTCACAGTTCGTTTTGCACGAATTGGACTTAAGGCATAACTAAGGAGATATAAAAAATGGCAACAGTAAATAAAGATTTTAAGATTAAGCAAGGGCTCGTAGTTGAAGGTACAACAGCAACCGTAAACAACTTTGATGTCCTTACTAAGAAGCAAGCAGACCAAGACTACATTGTTAGTCTTATTGGCGGAACAGCCACATCTGCTAACGAAGCAAACAAGGTCGTAAAGCGTGATGCTAACGGAAACTTTGCTGCAGGAACAATTACAGCAAACATCACTGGTCAAGTATCAGATATTTCAAACCATAACACAGATGACCTAACTGAGGGTACTTCAAATAAGTACTTTACAACAGGGCGAATTGATGATCACCTATCAGGTGGAGATGGAATTTCATACTCATCAGGAACAATTTCTGCAGACCTTGGAGTAGGTCTTGAAATTACAAGTGGTCAAATTGCTGTAGATCGTGCAATAGTAGATGCTTGGTACGATGCAAACGGCGCTGCAGGTCAAGCACTTACAGCAGCACAAACCTACGCAGATGAACTAATTAATGATGCATCAAACTCTTCAACAGAAGTTTGGTCAGCATACAAGACAAACACAGAGATTGGTCTTGCAGAAGACAGAGCAAAACAGCATGCAGATGAAGAAATTGCTGCTCTTGTTGGCTCAGCACCAGCACTTCTTGATACACTTCAGGAATTGGCTGCAGCAATCGACAATGATCCAGAAACAATTAATAACCTTCAGTCTCTTGCAGCAGGAAAGCAAGATGCATTAACTGCAGGCGCAAACATTGACATTACAGGAGCAACAATTTCTGTAACTGGTCTTGACACTGATGATGTTTCTGAAGCAGGAAATCTTTACTTCACAAACCAAAGAGCACTTGATGCTACTTCATCAGCATACGATGCAACTGGAACAGCCCAGGGTATTGTAAACGCACTTGACACAGATGACATTGAAGAAGGAACAGCACAGTACTTCACAGATGTTCGTGCTAAGACTTCAGCAGCACAACTTTTGACTGGTGCTTCTAAGACAAACATTCAAATTACAGGTGATGAGAATGGTCTTACAATCACAGCAGAAAACGGTGTAGCAGATTCTACAACAACTGATCTTGCAGAAGGTACAAACCTTTACTTCACAGATGCTCGTGCTCGTACTGCGGTAGACGGAACAGATCGTTCATTTACTTCAGTTGAGTTAAACTCAGTTGCTAAGCAGGTCGCAGCAACACTTGAAGCAGCAACAGCAGGAATTCAAGTAGCACACGCCTTCGCAAAGGCTGACTACCGTTCAGCAGAATACCTTGTAAAGGTTGCCTACGGAACACATACTGAAATATCAAAGGTCCTTTTGACACTTGACTCTTCAGATAACATTGCAATCACTGAATACGGAATTGTTGGAACAAATGGCTCAGCGTCATCAATTTCAGCAGGTATTTCAGGAGCAAATGTACAACTACAGGTAACAACCACTAACAATGACTCAACAGTTACTGTTATGGGTACACTTCTAGTTTAATAAAAAATAAAAATAGTTGGAAGAAGGAGTAGTAAATGGCAACAGTCGATAAAGACTTCAAGGTCAAGAATGGGTTAGTCGTAGCAAACGGCGGTACATTCGGAAATGCAGTAACAGTAGGAGCACCAACTCTTAATGCCCATGCAGCAACTAAGGAGTATGTCGATAACCGATCAATGGCTGTTGGCTCAACTGCTCCTTCTTCACCAACTAATGGAACCCAGTGGTTAGACACTGGAACAAACCGAATTAATTTCTATTACAATGGAGTTTGGTATACCCAAGCAACTATTGATGATACAAATAATTTACCACAGCACATTCACGATACCGCAATTGATGGAACTGGCTTCATAGTATCCCAGTTCTATGAAGGTGGATCATTCAACAGCCCATTGGGTGTAGGTTTGGATGCGGGTGGCCCCTCTACAACAGAGTGGACAGTCGTATTCGATGGCGGTAGTGTAGTAGATAACTTCAACTAAAAAATTGATGTTATAATAATATAAGTAAATGGGCAGCCCCCATAAGGAGAATATAAATATGGCAACAAGAATGCAACAGCGCAGAGGTACTGCAGCACAATGGTCGGCTGCAAACCCAATTCTCGCAGCAGGTGAAATCGGTTTTGAAACCGATACAAGTAAGTTTAAAATGGGTAACGGCTCCTCAGCCTGGTCAGCATTGACATATTTTGCTAATGCAGCAGAACTAGCAGCGATCATTGATGGTGCCCCAGACCTTCTAAATACTCTGAACGAGTTAGCAGCATCGATTGGTGACGATCCAACATTCTTTACAAGTGTTGCTTCAAACCTTTCAGCACACTCTTCAGATACAACATCAGTTCACGGAATTGCAGATACATCAGCACTCGCTACAACATCAGCAACTTCAACAGCAATTGGATCAGCAATTACAACACACAATGCAACAACAAGTGTTCACGGTATTGCTGATACCTCAGTTCTAGCAACTGTAACAGATGTATCAACAGCAAAGACAGAAGCAATTGCAGATGCAGGCACAGCAGCAGACTCAAAGGTTTCTTTGCACTCTTCTGATACCACTGGTGTTCACGGTATTGCTGACACTTCAGCCCTTGCTACAACAGCAGCAACAGACACAGCAATTGGTCTTGCAGTATCAACACACAATTCAGATACAACAGAGGTTCATGGAATTGCTGACACTTCAGCACTTGCTCTAACAGCAGATGTTTCTGCACACACAGGAGCAACTCTGAATGTACACGGAATTGCAGATACAGAAGATCTTGTTACAACAGCAATTCTTTCTACACATACTGGTGCAACAACATCAGTTCACGGTATTGCTGACACATCTCTTCTTGTTACAACAGAGATGTTGGCAGATGCAATTACTCCATCTGCTCTAGGCTATGCAGGTCTTGCAGGCGTTGGACTTGAGTATGATGCAGAAAATGATGCACTAGATATTGATTCAACAGTAGCAACTAAGACATACGCAGACAATGCAGTATCAACACACCAATCAGACACAACGAATGTTCATGGAATCACAGATACTTCACTTCTAGCACTTAAGTCAGAAGTTGAAGCAGTAACAAAGACTACTCTAGGCCTTGGAAATGTTGATAACACAGCAGACTTATCAAAGCCAGTATCTACAGCACAGTCTACAGCAATTGCA